ATGTTGGCAAGTGCTTATGCAGCGAGAGGACACAAAGTCTTAGTAGTCAGTGACCGAGTTGGTTTTCTAAAAAGATGCGCAGAGCTCAGTGGTGAAGATGCAGTTTGTGTTACTGGAGAAGTCCCACACGAACAACGTGAAGATTTGGTAGATGAGATACTTTATGGTAAAAAGACTATACTCTATGGAACTCAATCGATTTTTTCTGAGGGCATCTCAGTAAATAATCTAAGTTGTCTTATCCTAGGTACTCCTATCAATAATGACCCTTTACTTACACAGCTTATTGGTAGGGTTATTAGAAAAGACGAAGGCAAAAAATCCCCAAAAATTGTCGACATTCATTTAAAGGGAAACACTGCTAGAAAGCAAGCTTCAAATAGGATCGGCTATTATATGAAGCAGGGTTATGAGATTAAACAGCTATAAAAAAATAGTTCTTGACAAAAGTATAAATATTTGGTATAATAATGCTCTTATTCAACTGGAAAAAAGTTTTTAGAATTTCAAAAGGCAATTTAAATACTTGTCTTAATATTATGCGTACTATTACGTATAGACCGACACCAAAGAATAAGTATGATTCAGCGTATAATTACTCTGACATCGACTTTACGGGCGAAAGTTACTTAGTAAATGCTGAGAAACTTTTTGAAAACGCCTACAGATATACAGAACGAGAAATCGGAACGTATATATCTCTTGCTGCAGCTAGAAATTTAGCGAATTTCTTAGCAACAGGAGATACAACTATAGATACTCTTCTTCTTCCTGAAGATGAGATAATTTTTGAAGAAATAGACAATAACAGGCTACTTAGTGTAGATGAGGAAGGTAAACTTCATTTTCTATTCGAAGAAGTCCAAACGGAGAAAATAACATGGCATTAGCATTTAATCAAACCAAAGGCGAAGCACAGAAATCTAGCATCGTCACATATCAATACAACGACGGAGACAACAAAGTTCGTCTCGTAGGAGATGTCCTCGCTCGTTACGTGTACTGGGTAAAAGGTGAAAACGACAAGAACATTCCTTTGGAGTGTTTATCCTTTGACCGAAACGAAGAACGCTTTAACAACAAAGAAAAAGACTGGGTTCGTGAGTTTTATCCTGACCTGAAGTGTGGCTGGAGCTACGCTATGCAGTGTGTAGACAATGGGCAGGTTAAAGTTATTAACCTGAAGAAAAAGCTTTGGGAGCAGATTCTTACTGCTGCTGAAGACTTAGGCGACCCAACAAATACAGAAACTGGTTGGGACATTTGTTTCAAACGTGTAAAGACTGGACCTCTTCCCTACAATGTTGAGTATCAGTTACAGGCTCTAAAATGCAAGCCTCGCGCTTTGACTGAAAGTGAGCTAGAAGCAGTTGTAGATATAAAGTCTATGGACGAAGTAATGCCTCGTCCAACTCCAGACGCTCAGAAAGAGCTGTTAGATAGGTTGCGTAATGCACCATCTAAAGATGAAAATGATGTTGAAACCTTGGAAGATGAGTTTAACATCGGATGATCCTGTTTACAGCGGACTGGCACATAAAACTGGGACAGAAAAATGTCCCAGTTGCTTGGGCATTAAATAGGTACAATCTATTTTTTGATAAAATTCGAGAAATAGAACGAGAGTGTGTAATGCACATTATCGGTGGAGACTTATTTGATAGAATGCCTACAATGGAGGAGTTAGAGTTATACTTTTCTTTTGTACGTGGAGTTTCTACTCCTACAATAATTTATGATGGCAATCACGAAGCGACAAAGAAAAACAAAACATTCTTTTCGCAATTAAAAAGAGCAACAAGAGATATAAACCCTCTGGTATCAATAATTGATAATTCCTATATAGATGAGAATCTAAAGTTTGGAATATTACCTTATTGTGAACTACATAGAGCAAAGAGTATAGAGGCTTTCGATAGTAGTATGCCTCTATTTACTCATGTTCGTGGAGAGATTCCTCCTCATGTAAAACCAGAAGTAGAATTATATCGCTTCGATTCATTTCCAGTAGTGTTTGCAGGAGACTTACATTCTCACTCAAACACTCAGAGAAATATTGTATATCCTGGTAGTCCAATGACTACTTCTTTTCATAGAAAACACGTGGATACTGGTTATCTACTTATAGATGAGAATAACTGGAATTGGTTCTGGGAAAAGTTTGACTTACCTCAGCTAATTCGTAGAACTGTATCTTCTCCTGAAGATATGGTTTCAACAGACTACGACCATACTATCTATGAAATAGAAGGTGATATACAAGAGCTTGCTGCTATCAAAAATTCCGAGTTGCTAGATAAAAAAGTTGTAAAGAAAAACTCAGAAGCTTCTTTGGTTATGACTTCTGACATGACTGTAGAAGATGAGTTAGTAGAATACTTACTTTATATCTTACAAATAAAAGAAGAAAACTTAGAATCAATATTAGGTATTTATAATGATTACTCTCAAAAAGCTCAAATGGAGTAACTGTTTTAGCTACGGAAAAGATAATGAGCTAGACCTTGATGATAGTACTTTAACTCAAATTATTGGAACTAACGGGATGGGGAAGTCCTCCATCCCGTTAATCATTGAGGAAGCTTTATATAATAAAAATTCCAAAGGCATTAAAAAAGCAGACATACCGAATCGACTAGTAAATGATGGATATGATATTTACTTATCTTTTACAAAAGATGATTCGCTGTATGAAGTAACTGTTAATAGAAAAAATAACATAAAAGTAAAGTTCGAAAAAGATAGCGAAGATATTTCTAGTCATACTGCTACAAACACTTATAAAAACATTCAAGAAGTTTTGGGTGCAGATTTTAAAACGTTTACGCAGTTGGTTTACCAACATCCTAATAGTAGCTTACAGTTCCTAGTAGCAACAGATACAAATAGAAAAAAGTTTCTAATTGATTTGTTACATCTAGAAGAATATGTAAAGTTATTTGACGTATTCAAGGAAGCCGCTAGACTCTCTTTTAACCGTAAAAATAGTATTGAATCAAAAATTGCAACAGTTGAAAAATGGTTGAATGATAATAAATTAAGTGATACAACCATACTGCCACTGCTAAATTTTGAAATTGAGACGGAAGATGAAGAGAAAGAATTGCGTTCTCTGACGGTAGAATTTGAAAATATCTCGGAAAAAAATAAAAAAATTTCACAAAACAATAAATACATTGAGATACTCAAGTCCATTGATATTAATGAGGCTAATAAGATTAATGTAGGAAAGAAAGAATCCTATGACTCTTTACAGAGTGAAGGCGGTAAGTTAAAATCTGAAATTACTGCTGCAAAAAGTTTTCTATCTAAAATTGAAAAACTTGGTGACCATTGTCCTACGTGTGAACAGGACATAAATGCAGAATTTAAACAAGGACTGATAGATAAAGAACTTGATAAAATAAATGAAGCTACTAACAAGTTAAAAGATGAAATTATACCTGAAATAGAGCGTATCAAAGCAAACAATACTCTTTATGATAAGAAAATTAGTATCGAGAATAATTGGCAAGATGTTTATAAGTCTATAGATAAATCTTTGCAAACATCTCTTGTTGATAGAGATGCGCTTGAAACTAGGATAGAAGAACTTCGTAGCGAACTTCGTAAGAAGAAAGCCGAAGTTACTACTATAACAAAAGAAAACGAAGAAAGAACTAAGCATAATACTAGACTCCAAGTAATACTTGAGCAAACTGAAAAGTTTGAAAAAGATCTTTCAGACTCTCAAGAAAGTTTAGAGCAGGAAGAAACACTTAATATTAACCTAGAAATATTGAAGAAAGCCTTCAGTACGAATGGTCTTATCGCTTATAAAATAGAAAATCTAGTTAAAGAACTAGAGACTCTTGTAAATACATATTTAGCAGAGCTATCTGATGGTAGATTTACTCTGGAATTTATAGTACAAAACGATAAGTTAAATGTTCAGATTACTGACAATGGAATAATAGTAGACATTTTAGCACTTTCTTCTGGAGAACTCGCAAGAGTAAACACATCGACTCTGATAGCTATTCGAAAACTAATGAGTAGTATATCAAAGTCAAGACTGAATATATTATTTCTTGATGAAGTAACAAACGTACTTGATGAGCCTGGTAGAGAAAAGCTAGTAGAAGTATTACTAGCAGAAGAAAATCTAAACACTTACATTGTAAGCCACGGATGGACTCACCCTTTACTAGAAAAGATAGAAATAGTAAGAAAAAATAACATCAGTTGTTTAGAAAGGTAGCATATGGTAGATTCAAGAGCGAAAGGTGCAAGGGGTGAATACCTTGTACGAGATATGCTTAGAGAGTATACAGACCTAAAATTTGAGAGAGTGCCCGCTTCGGGTGCTCTTGAATACTTAAAAGGTGACTTATATGTCCCTAATGAGAAGAATAGGTTCTGTATTGAAGTAAAAAATTATGCGGATTCTCCGCTAACCGATAAGATTTTTACTCAAGAAAAAACAAATAATTTGATAAGATGGTGGGTAAAGGTACAGGCTCAAGCATTACAAGGAAGCCAAGAACCTTTATTATTTTTTAAGTACAACAGGTCTAAGGTGTTTGTTGTAACTGAAATTAAACCGCAGGAAGGCAGCAAATATTTCTTTATTTCTTGGCTAAAATGTTATATAATGTTGGCTGATGATTGGCTAAAACAAGAAAAAATCGAGTTTTTAAATTATGGTAGCGTTTAACTTTTCTGACAAACTAATAGACAGCGATAGTAGTGCAACTTTAGTAGTTGATTCACTTAACTTAGCATTTCGCTGGAAACATCAAGGTCGAACTGACTTCTGCTCAGACTATGTACGTACAGTACAATCTCTAGCAAGGTCATATGACTGTGGCAATGTAATCATTACTGCTGACTGGGGCTCCTCTACTTATCGTAAAGAAATACACCCAGACTACAAACAAAATCGTAAAGATAAATTTGCCGAACAAACAGAAGCAGAAAAAGAAGCGTTTGAACAATTCTTTTTAGAATTTGAACGGACTCTAGAAGAGCTTTCAGAGTCTTATCCTGTACTTCGCTATAAAGGTGTAGAGGCTGACGATATAGCTGCACACATAGTTAAAGAAAAAGAAAAGTATGGTCTTGACACAATTTGGCTAATTTCTAGTGACCGTGACTGGGACTTATTGATTGGAGAAAAAGTAGGCCGTTTCTCATACGTAACGAGGAAGGAAGTTACAGCAGAAACATGGTCTGACTCCTATGATGTTTTACCTGAAGAGTATATATCCTTAAAGTGCCTTACTGGCGATAAAGGTGATAATGTTCCAGGAATACCAGGCATAGGTCCAAAACGTGCAGCAGACTTAATTCGTGACTATGGCTCTGCCATGGATATATACGATGCTTTACCTATAGATAGTAAGTACAAGTTTATTCAAAGTTTGAACGAGAATGCAGAACAGCTTCTTGTAAACTATCAATTAATGGATTTAATTACATATTGCGATGATGCAATAGGGTCTGATAATATATCAGATATTGAGGGGAGACTATTAAGTGCAGTTAAATTATAATCGTGATAAGTATTTATCTGGGTTTGGAATTAAAACTCTAGAAGATAGATACATGATTGAAGGAGAAAAGTCTCCTCAAGACGCATTTGCAAGAGCCGCAAAAGCTTTTGCAGACGATGATGCTCATGCACAGCGTTTATATGATTATGCAAGTCAACTTTGGTTTATGTTCTCTACTCCAGTATTGAGTAATGGCGGAACAACCCGTGGACTACCAATAAGTTGCTTTCTTAATTATGTAGATGATAGTAGGCATGGACTTACAAATCACTACACTGAAAATGCGTTTCTATCCTCTGTAGGCGGAGGTATAGGCGGGTGTTGGAACGGGGTTCGGAGTGTAGGCTCGACAACGAGCAATGGCTCCGAAAGTACGGGAGTTATTCCGTTTCTAAAAGTCGTAGACGCAGAAATGCTAGCATTTTCACAAGGTGTAACAAGAAGAGGTAGCTATGCAGCATATTTGGATATTTCTCACCCTGAGATTGAGGAGTTTCTTGATGTTCGTAAGCCAACTGGAGGCGATATTAATAGAAAATCTATTAATTTGCATCATGGTGTTGTTGTTTCTGATAAGTTCATGAAACTTATCGAAAAAGCCACTACAGAAGAAGGCTTTGACGACTCATGGGACTTGGTAGACCCACATTCAGGAAGAGTTATAAAAACTATTCCAGCTAAAACACTTTGGGTAAAACTTATCCAAAATCGTGTAGAAACTGGAGAACCTTATATTATGTTTGGAGATACTGTTCAGGAGGCTTTGCCTGAGTATCAAAAAGCGAAAGGGTTACAAGTACATCATTCAAACTTATGTTCAGAAATTACGCTCGCAACTGCGGCAGATAGAACAGCAGTTTGCTGTCTTTCAAGTGTAAATTTGGAAGAGTATGACTCTTGGAAGGACAATGAAATGTTTATTCCAGATCTTATAAGAATGCTTGATAATGTACTTACACATTTTATACAAAACGCCCCAAATGAACTACAGAGAGCACGTTACAGTGCGTATATGGAAAGAAGTTTAGGTCTTGGAGCTATGGGATTTCATGCTTACTTGCAGAGACATAATGTTGCATTTGAAAG